TAATCTGTCCGTCTTCGTTGAAAACGAAATAGATATTGCCGCCGTTTGTTCCGTTCAGAAGTTCAATCGCGTTCTTCTTCGCCGCTTCAAGAATTGACGACTTTGATGGAATCTTTTTGATCGCGTCCGTCGCTTCTTGCGTCTGGGACGTTAGCGTTTGCCCCGTAATCACTCGACCGGAAAGCGTGATCTTGTTTTTGTCTATGTTCTGAAGATCCCGCGTGATTTTGGTTAGATATAACCATTGATCCACCGCGAACGGTGCCGCTACAATGTGGATCGAATCGCCAAGGTTAAGCGCGGAAACGTTTTCGATTCCGGACAGATCAACCGCGTCGACTTCCATTGTCAGTTCTGGCTGACTATATCTTGTCAAGTAAGCCGAAGCCAGCGCGTTCAGCTGATCGACATCCTCGACATTTTCGAAGACAACCGCCTTCGCGTGCCGTCCATAGACCGCGATAGAATCGTCGTTCTGTATCGTCGTTCCCGCCAAGCGTGCGGAATATCCTTCGTATACTTCCGTATCAAGATTCGCCCCGTAAGGCGTTAAGACGTTCGTCAAGTTCTCCAGATCGGATTCCTTGACATAGTCCAATAAATTGTACCCGTATTCGATCGTTTGTGACGCCTGTTGTCCGAAGGTCGCAAGCGGCACTATGTCGATATACCTTGTAACGGTCGCCCCGCTGGTAACACGTCGAACCCTCAAATAGCCCGAATCGCCCGCGATACATTCCCGCAGATCGTCAAGAATCGACATATCGTATTCTGTGATCCAATTACATAAATCGGAATTCTGAACGTTCGATATGTACCCGATCGCAAATTGTCGTTCCGGTGTTCTGTTCAGATTATAGGCCGTAAGCGCCGCCTGGAACCGTTGCGCGTAAGATTCATCCAGGATCGCCGCTGGTGCCAAGAATTCGTCCGCCAAGAACGCCAAGTCTTCCAAACAGTAGACTTCCGCCACTTTTGCGAAGTCGTACGAAAGTTCTTTTATTTCGCCGCGCCAATATTCTTTTCCGTCCTTTATGATCGTAACAAGCGAACCTTGCGACAGATTCCCATAAAGCGGATTAGAAGGCGGGACTTTGAATGAAAATTCGCCAGCCGCGCCGACTTCTTCTTCAAGTTTTGCGTCATAGATCGCGAAGTCCGCATTTGCCGGATAATATAAAATTGATGCGCCAAGGTTTACTTGATACATTACAAACTACCGCCCCTATAAACAACTTGAACCGTTGCTGATCCCGTGAAGTCAAGTGTGACGTCCTGTTCGCCGCCGACAAGAATTGCCGGAACGACATTCGTTCCTGTTGTCAGTTCGTAAGACTTCGCTTCGCTTACAACCGTAAACGGTGCCGAAATAAGGCTTGAAACGACAAATTGCGGACACGTCGGCATATGTCCGTGAGGAATCGTGATCGAACCGGATCCAGATATAACTTTTGCGTCTTGCTGGATGATAACGCCCGTTTCAAAGTTGAACGGATCCCATAACCACGGATCGGCAGACGAAAGCACGTCGTACTTGTACGGATCCGCAACAGGCACGTCAAGTTTGAGCGTTCCCAGATCGCGGAACCGATCAAAACCGTTCACATAGACACGACCCCGCCAAAAATAGGAAGTGTCGTTATCTATTGTCAGACGGCAGATTCGACCGTTCACGTCGTTTCGCATCCCCGAAATGATGCCGTCCCAATTCAAGCGCGGATTCACGCCGCCAAGTTCAAACGAAAGCGCCCTTTTGATGTAGATGCGGCGTCCCGCCACAACTTCGGAAGCATCAATAAGGCCGTTCCGCCCTGGTACTTGAATGTATGTCGTTTCCATTTCGGGATCGCCGATATAGTTGTTATTGCCAAGCGCAAGGTTCCAATCGTTCAGAGTGTGGAACGTCTTCCCGCTATCTTCGACATAAATTGAGATTCCATACGTTAAAGCGTTCATCTTTTGCCGCCCCTTATTGCGATTGTTCCAAGTGCCGCGTTCATGTCCGGCGCGATACTTCCTACAAGTGCGCCGCTATCCATAACGATCGTATTGCCCGCCGCCAGATACGGAAGATAGGTTTCCAACAAGCCGATAACGTTTGTATCGCCGCCCGCACCTGTTAACGGTGTGACCGTTGCGGATCCACCGCCGACCGTTAAGATCTCCGGCCCCGCTTCACCGACGATAGCAGATCCGGACGATATAGTTCCGCCTGTTGCCATGAATTTGTCAACCAAACTAAAGCGCAACGTCGGAAGTTTATTCAGACTAACGTCGCCGAGCCGATTTATTGCTTCAATAATGCCATTGATAGCGCCGACTATTCCATTTGCAAGCCCAAGAACGGAAGCGATTATTTCGTCAATATAGCCAAGCGCCGCTTGTTTTAAGCCCTTCCACATTCCTTCCCAATCGCCTTTTATAGCGGAAGAAAAAGCCTTCACAAGCCCTTCCATAGAGTTTATGAACGCTTCGAATGTGTATTGTATGCTTTCGATCAGTTGCGCGACACCGTCGCCAAGTATGCTTAAATGTTGACGGCACCAATCCGCCGCGTTACGAAATACCGTGAATACTTTCGCCCATGCCGTGTTCCATGCCGCGTCAAATTCCTGTGCTTTTTCTGTTGCAAGCCCAACCGCCGCAACGAATCCGGCAATAGCCGCCACAATTAACGCAATAACGCCGCCAGATAGTCCGGCAGAAGCGCCAATTCCGCCCAGCGCCTTTGATAAAGTTCCAACTGCGGAAGCCGCGCTGGAAGATATAGACGCGATCGGCGATATAGCCGCCACAATGCCCGCGCATTTCGCAACAAGTCCAAGTGTTTCGGGATCCATGTCGCGAAGCGCCTGTAATACGCTTTCAATAGCGTCTTTTATTTCCGGTAAATACGGAAGAAGCATTTCCGCGATTTCAACGCCGATTTCTGCAAACGTCCCCGTCGCTTCGGCCTTCAACTGATCTATCGCGTCGTTTAATTCGTTAGCCTTCGCAATATCTTCTTCGGGAATGATAACACCAAGATTTTCGGCTTCTTCGCCCAGAGATCGAAGCGCCGCCCCGCCGTCGTCAATAATTCCAGCCAATTCGTCGGCAGACTTCCCGAAAAGTTCCATAGCGACAACGTCGCGTTCGGTTTCGTTCTGGATCTTGCCTAGTGCCGCGATAGAATCGTAAAAAATATCCGTAATATCGCGGAAGTTCCCGTTTGCGTCCTTTGTAGCGATTCCAAGGTCTTCGAACGGTGCCTTTGTAGAAGTCAACTGTTTCTTCAACTTCTTCATAGCGCCCGTCATTGTCGAAACGTCTACGTCGACACGTTCGGCGGCATAGTTCCACTTTTGCAGTTCATCCGTTGAAACGCCCGTTTGTTCGGAAAGTGTCTTCAGTTCGTCCGCTTCCTGGGCCGTCTTGACCGCAAGCGCACCCATTGACGCAAGGAATCCAGCCGCCGCTTTTGACAGATTCTTCGTCCGTTGTGCAACGGTATTAAACTTGCCCGCGATCTTATCAGCTGAAGCCGCGATCCGTTCCGACGTGGCATTGAATGAACGCGCGGCTTTTTCCGCTTCCTTCAATTCCTGTTCGGTCGCGGCGATTTCGCGCGTCAAAGCGTCGTACTGCTCTTGCCCTTCGCCCGTCTTTTTCAGTTCTTCGCCGACCTGTTTTTGCGCTTCCTTCAGCGCTTCCAACTTCTTCGAAGTCTGTTGTACCTGGTCGCCAAGAAGTTTCTGTTTCTGTTCAAGAAGTTCGGTGTTTGTGGGATCTAACTTCAGAAGGCGTTCAACGTCTTTTAACTGTTTCTGCGTGGACTTAATTTCGGTATTAACGCCTTTCAGCGCTTTCGATAGTCCGGAAGTGTCCGCCCCTAGTTCGATTGTGATTCCGCGAATTTTCGTTCCAGCCATTTATTGAACCTTCATTTCACCACGGAAGAATGATGCCAAACTGCCCGCGGGTGCTTTCTTTTCGTACTTTTCGTGATCGTTAGTACGTTCCGTAATCATGTCGTAGATCATGCCGACCGTGAATTCGTCCAATTCTGCGCCGTTTAAGTTCAATTCAGCACAACGCAACATGAAGATCGCGCCATTCGGTTCACGATCTATCGGCATTATTTTTTTTTAGGCGTTGACGTTTGCTTCGTGTTGATCGCCCACAACTGAAGGATCTCCGGCAGAACTTCATAGATCGAAAACATGTCGAACGTATCAAGCCATTCGTCCGCCGTTTTCTGTTCAATGTCCGGATCCGCGTGTCGTGCCATGATGTAGGCCGTATCTTCGAATATCTGAAGATCAACCAGATCGAAGCCCCGTTCTTCGCCTTTTTCTATGTTCTTGAATGATTTTTCAAGTTTTGCCATGTCCGCGATCATGTCGCGTCCTACAATCGCACGATAAAGCCGCGGCGTGCGTGCCGTTGCGCGGAATTTTACGTCTTTTCCGCCGACGGAAATAGTTTTATCCATTTTCAATCCTTTTCTTGATATTTTCCAACAGTTCCTTTTCCGCGTCGTCTGCTACGGGTAAGATATGCGGAAATGCCCGCGTTCTTCCGCCAGCGACTAGCGCGTGTCCCTTTTCCAACAAATGCGTTAGGCGATAGTGTTTTTTGTTGTGAACGGTCGCCTTTATGTGATATCTTTTATCCGTTTTGGTCTGAAATATGCCCCAATCCCGATTGTATTTATCCCAGGATCCGTATTCGCCGGATCCGGACGGATGCGCGACACGAAGTTTTTTCACGGCTTCTTCAGCCGTATACATAACCCCAGCCGCGCATGCTTCATCCGTAACCCCTTCGAAATCCTTTAAGGATTGCGCTATTTCTTTTGCCAGGTCGTCGACCTTGACTTTTTTGTTCATAATTACTCCTACGGTGTAGACGGTGAGAAGTAAACGTTGCTATGCCAGCCGTTCAGAACGCCGGATCCCGTATTCGGGCCTGTCATAGCCATAACCTTGCCGTTCTTCAGCGGTGCCGCCGAAACGGTTAATGTCTGCGTCGTCGGTGTCTTTGTGTCTTCGATCGTGTTCAGATCGCGACTAGGACGTGTTGCGGTGCAGTTGTAGAAAACATATTTCGTTCCGGTCTGGTCGCCTTCTTCTTCGAATGTCATAGCGAAAGCCTTCGAAGTTGCGGAAGCGTCTTCCGTGATAACGTCGTTAGTGTCTTTGGAATAGCCGAAAATATCTTCGTAAACGTCGTCCGGAATAAGTGCAACGTTCAGATCGCCTTCGTAGCCATTGTTCGCGCTTGTCTGATAATAGACAATGTTATCAGCGTAAAACTTGTTGATGTCGCCCTGTGCCGCCAGCGAAAGGCTAACCGCGCCAGGTACGTCGATAACTGTTCCGTATGTCGGAACCGCGCTGATATACGAACTCATAGGGAAGAAGTGAACGTTTTTGATACCGAATTTCACCTTATCCATGATTAGTTCCCCTTTCAAATTGAGATTTCATA